TACCACTAGGTACTGTAGTTCCTACAACAGATAAAGATTGAGATTGTATAGTTGAAATACCTGCATCAGTTTCATGATAAATACAGTTTTGAATGTCAGTAATTGCACCATCAGCTGTATTACCAGTACCAGAGTGAGTTGCTGTTCCTTCTACTACAGTAGCAGCAGAACTTATTTGAAACTTATACACTTCTCCATCATCTGCTTTAAGAGCAATTACTTGCCCTGGAAGCAAAAAGTTTAAATGCGAACTTGATGATACATTTCCATATTGGTCATAACCACATTTTAAATCAATATCATCATCAACATGAAAAACTGCACCAGCTGCTTTTTCCGCAGATGTAGTTGTTGGAGCATTCACTTCGAAGTTACGTCTTTGCCATTGATGTCTCTGTTCTAAGAACTTAAAAACAGGGTCATCTGTGGCTTTTTTAGCTACTTTGTTTAGGTAGACGAAAAAGGGCGATTGTTGTGGAGCAAGCTCCGCGACTCGTTCTCCGAAGTTAAACTTACGTCTCGAATCGTTAATCGATATACCCTGAACATCATTACCATGACTTGAGCTAAATACACTAGCATTTGCCATTGTTTATATCCTATTCTACCCCCAAGGGTTGTTTTTATTATAGTTTCCTATTAAGTTGTCCATAATTTGGTCTTCTGCATTATTTTCAACATGACCACTAGATGATTGAACACCCATTGGCTGAGGCACTTGCTGTGCTCTCTGAGTTTGTTGAAAAGTAGGGCTAGGAATTCCAGTGTTCTGATTGGGAGTAGTGTTTCCAGAACCTTGTTGCATCCTATATAACTGTACCAAATTATCCATTGATATGGATTTAGGGTCTGACATTTTAGACACGAAATCTTGAGTTTCCTCTGGCGACATATTATAATTCTTAGAAACATGACTCTTTAGCTGACTAACTTGTCGTTGCTGTTGAATCTGCGCTTCTCTACGTTTTTGCTCTTGAACTCTAGTTTGCTCTATAGCTTCTACGCGTTCTTGAACCATCATAGTATTATAATTTGTCTTTGCCACATTATACTCATCCATGTCATCACGCCATGACTCTACTGTATCCATATATTGTGCACTAGCACTTGTAGGGTCAGAATACGCTTCCTCTCTACTAAAACCTACGGGTTTTGCGGGCTTGTCTGGCGGAGGTGGAAATTCCATATCCACTTCCTGACTAGGTGCTTGCTGTTGAGCTTGAACTTGTTGTTGTCCACTCAAGGCATTCATCTGTCCTTTCATTTGATTTAACTCATCTCTTAACTGTGCATTCTCGTTTTTTTGCGTATCAGCTTGAGATTGCCAGTATTGATATCGAGTATCATCATTATTAGCAGGTTGCACAGGTTGTCCCTGTGGCTGCTCTTGCGAAGCCGTCTCTTGCGTATCAGAGTTCTCCACGTTTTTTACCAAATCCCCAAAAGCGTCAGCGGGACTTAACGATGTCTCAGAGTTCTCGCCTGTAAAAGCTTCCTCTGTATATAAAGGATTTGCTGTTTCTTGAGAAGTATCTGCTCTTTCATTATTGTCTACCATTACTTTTTACCTTTTCCTTTTGGTTGCTTCTTTCCACTAGAAGGTGAACCTTTTTCTGTTAGTCTGTCAGCCAATTGGCCTTTGACTGTGGACAGTGTATCATCTAATCGTTTTTCGAATACTGTTCCAGCTGCACCTGCCTTGTTAGTTAATTTGTCAAGAGCGACTTCAGTTTTATTAACTTCCATCTTCTTGCGTAAATTAACCGACTCTCTATCTCTAGTTTGAAGGTCTCCCTTTAAACTTTTGATAGTTTCTGTCGCTTGCTGTAATTGTCCTTTTAATTGGTCAATTATATCAATACGTTGCATTACACCTTCAGCATCGAAAACGTCTGTTTTCTTTAGTACTTCCTGCCTGTCTATCAATCCAATTTGATATGCTTCTTTATAGAACTCAAGTTCTGCATATCTATTAGTTGGTAGAGTTGAGCCAGCAACTACTACTACGTCGTACTTTCCAACACCTATGTTGTTGAAAATTTTTATTTCTCCAGATTTATCATCAACCATTCTCTTGTTCATCATATATTCACCTATTTGATTGTTAGGTTGAACAACTCTGAAGATTTTTTGGGTCGTATATAATTGCTGCATTAAAGGTATAGCTAGTGCCGCTACACGCGTTAAGCCAGCTTCAATATCAGCCATTTTAGACCTAATTTTTCTTTGCCCAAATTCATCTAAACTTATAGTACCTTTATAGGTTTGTGGTGCATTTTGGGAATTTCCCATCATCATTTCGTATAATCCTAATTGATGGTCTATATCGTTCTTTGCAGTCATCTCATTACTGTACAACTCATTCGGTAGTGGAAGAGGCTGAACGGGCATTGGAGCTCCATCTGTAGGGTCGTATTGTATAGCGACTCCAGGTTGAGCCCATTTCTCTTCAAATTCAGCCATATCTACACTACCTTCGGGTACTAATATCTTTACATTAGTACTAGTTGTTGCGTGAGCTATTATCAAAGAACGAGTCTTATTAATATATTCTTGTAATCCCTTAACCAATCTAACATCACTTACTGGATAAGGTGTTCTTGTGTGAACATTTATAAATGGAACTACTGGGTAGTTCTCTATTGGTAAAACTCTTTCATATAATAGAGTTTCGCCAATTATAACACATTGTTTAATTCTAGGAACTTGCACCTTTACAAGGTCAATTTGACCTTTCTTAATTAAATCCATAAAAGTAACTTGCTCTATTTTAACAGGCTCAGGTTCTTGAGGTAATGGTGCTATAGCAGAATCAAGACCGTCTTGCTTCATTTGCATTTCCTGTTGTACTGCTTGTTGCATTTTTTGCATTTCAATTTGAGTAACAAGTTTTTGTGCAGTTTGTTCATCTGTAATAACTTGACCTTCAATAATCCAAGCTGGCAAATTAATATATCGCTGGTATTTTTCTTCGTTTAGAAGGTCTTCTTTTCCAGAGAATTTTTCAAAAACTCTATATTCACTATCAAAAAACTTATGATATCTCTCGTAACCTCTGATATACTCTTGAGGGTCTATTTGCCCAACATCTTCTCTAAATTGAACATTACCATCATAAAAGCTACCTGTTTCTGGAGCATTATAATCGTTCTCTCCAGAAGCTTTATCAATTTTTTTATTATACATAGGCCATAACTTCTTAGCCTGTTCTTTGGTAAATAACCTTGAAACAATTACATTATCAGCATCGTCAAAAAACCTACTTTGAGAAGCAGGGTCAACATATACATCTAATGGGTCTAAATCGTGTATACACACTTCACCTTTTCCCATATCCATCATCGGGTCTTGATATACGTGCATAAAGCCCATTCCCATAGTATAGTAGTCATCTACAACATTACGAACTACAGTTCGTCCATCTGAGATGTCGTACATATATGCTAATAAGTTACTAATTACATTAGCTACTTTAATGTCAGATTCTTCTCTTGGAGCAACTCTAAAAGAAGGTCTATTAGCAGTAAGCATTGCTTTTGCTGTTTCTACTGCTGGATGAATCCTATTTACTACAATAGGAGCTTGGCCTCTTGCAGTCAAGGTTTCTTCTTGCTCTTTAGTCCATTGTCTGCCTAACCTAAACTCTTTATCTTGCTTTGCTTTTTCAGCCCAAGTGTCTCTCTTCTTAGAATAGTCCTTATAAAGAGTTATAGTCTCCTCTACCATCTTCTTCGGAGACTGCTTTTTACTTCCATATTCTGTCATTAAATTATCCTTTTCATCAGAGTAATATACATTACATAGTTAACCAATCAAATACTTCTTTTACTTTATTTATTTTTGTGTTGTCAGGGTCATACTCTTTTAACCTACAACGACGATGTCCTTCAAGTGCAGTCCAGGTCGCATCCATAACATCATCATGTTTTCCTTTAGGGTAAGATAAGAACTCTTTTTGAGCTTCAATATCTTCTGGTCTAAAGAATACTTGCTTTCTTGCAAAGAAAGGTACTAAAGATAATAATCGTTCACTTTTTCTAGTTCTAGGCTTTACACCTCTTTCTAGCCCTGGTATGTAAATAGCCTCTTTTTGCATTATATCTCTAACAGAAGCTCTTAAAGCTTCCTGGTATCCAGTAGTCTCTATCTTCATTCTTCTAGGTTTAAACTTCTTATAAGTATCTATTAATAACTGCGGTTGTTCCGCAGGTGAGATTCTGTTTCTATAAATGTCGATAAAATACTTATTGTTATCGCTATCAACACCAATTGTACAAATAACAAAATAATCAGCGGTAGCAGACAAAGAACTAGCAGGGTCGACCCCGCAGTATATATCCACTGGTATAATTTTCTTTTCATCTCCTACCTCCCTTGTTAGACAATTCTGTCCGTTTATTCTTTCGTAATCATAGTGATGCATCTGAATCCAATCTGGTTTAAATGGAGCGGAATCAGGAGACTGCGCTATATTCATGTATTCTTGGTAAAATCCATTAATATTACCTACAGACTCAAATTCAGACTTTATTTGTAAAATCCTGCTCTTAGGAAACCTTTCGGGCCATATACTCTTTTGGTTGTCGTCCCATATTGAATACCATAAAACTTTCCAAGAAGAAGACCCTTTAGCCCAATATAAGAAGCAATCTTCTGAAATAACAGTCCCAATCATACATATCTTGCCATCATCTGACAGAGAAGGTATAACAGCTTCTGTCATCCACTTTCTATTTTTAGCTCTTGCTTCTTGAGTAAAAGCATTTAACTCTGACTCAAAATCATCTACTATAATAAGATTAGGTCTTGTATCACCTTCGATAAACCCCCTAACTCTTTGACCAGTACCAACAGCTATTATCCTAGTACCATTAGCAAGGATAACATCGGTATGTGTCCAACGTGATGCTGTATTTGGGCCCATATCTCCAAAAGTCTCTGAAAATTTATTACTATGCTGTAGATGATACTTAATCCTTGATAAGAAATTGATTGACTGAGCTTGTGACTCAGATATTATAACTATAAACAAATCTTCGTTGCTTTTTTTAAAAGCAGCCCTCCAAAGAGGGTAGATGAGAGTAGTAACAGTGCTCTTAGCCGTTCCTCTTGGAGCAGCTATCATCACTCTCTTGGTATCGTCGTCAGCTAGGGAAGAGTACACCTCATGATGGAACGGTGGTGTTTGTTTTTGGAGGGCGGTAGGGAAGCAGTGCCTTCCGAACAGGGCCATATTACTCCGTAACTTCTGAAGAGCCTGTAGCTCTTCATACCTAGCTTCGTAATCCATTAATCTTCTGTACTAACTGTAGTTCTTTGAGCCATTAACTTCTTTTCTTCCTCTCTAAGCTCATCTATAAGCTTAGTAGTGGAAGTGGCTTCAATCTTATCTGTAGTTTTAACAAGATGTTTATCTTTCATTCCGTGCATATCTTGTAAATTCTCCACCACTCTTATAAGATTAGTAATATCTTTTTTATCCTTTGCCATAACTATAGATTGTTCTAGCAAGTCGAGTGTATAATGCTCTGTGAGACCGTGCTCACTTAAAAGCTTTTGCAATTCTTCTCTTACCATGTCTTTAAAGACCTCCGTACGCATATAGCGTTTTATTCTTCTTTCTTGGCCTGAGTCAACCTCACCACAAACCTTCTTAATTGTGTCACCAGTGTGCATAGTTTGTGCGTAGACCATTGCTAAATTCTTCATTTTTTCTTGTTTTGCTTTGACTTCAATCGGTCGCTTTCCAGATAATGTTGTATTAGATTTGCGTCCTTTAACATTGAGCTCTTTCCCCTGATACTTAGGATTAAAAAAGTGATAACCCCACGCAAACCTAAGATAGATATTATCCACTTCATTCGTTGAAGTGTAATTTTTCTTTTTAATAACTTTCGATACAAAACCATCATCAGATAAGGCCCACTCGCCTTCTGAAGCATCCTTCCAATGAGAGTATGGAACGTTTTCTTTATCTGCCTCTTCCTTAGTATATATTGTGTAGGTCTTTTTACCTACATTCTTATGGTTTATCGTTATTTCGTACATTATTTATCTATATTTATCAAAAGAGCAACTACAAGCCCTATCAATGCAAACGTCCAGAATAATCCTATTCCCCAATCCATTATGGATTCATCTGTGAATTAAACTTATTAAAGTAATCGGTATCAGCATCGTTGCCTCTCCAATTTTTTACAAACTTATTAATATCTCCACCAGCCCTTTCATTAGCGTTTAACTCATATTTCATAATTTTTTTAGCTATATTTTCGTAATTACTCATATCTTCTGGGCTAGTCAAGTCTCCAGAGCCTCCATATCCATAAGTACTTCCAGCTTCATCTGACACAGGGTCAAGAAACTTATCAGCTTGTTCTAAATATCTTTGCATATAACCTATCTCATCTTCATTTATTCCCATTCTTTTAGCTAAGTCAGGGTCATTATAAACATTCATCATCATAGAACCCTCGCCTCCAGTCATTTGAACTGGTCCATAGGCAGAAGAGCCACTTCCTTGCAAATGAGTCCTAACCCATGGGTTATTTTTTGCTTGAGGATGGGTCCCTGTTTCTGCATACGCAAGAGCATTATAAACATCATTTATGTTATGACCTTTCGGCTTAGCTCCTCCTGACACTGCTCCACCCGTTATATTACTAAAATTACCTGCTTTAACAGCTTGCACAAAAGGGTCGTTAGCTGGGTCAGGGGTAGTATTCCCTACAAAGTTTTGTTGTTGGGTATAAGCAGATTGCTGCTTACTAGCCATTTTATCATATTCGTCCATTATATCAGTCATTAATAACCTCCATTATAATCATTTAAGTTAGGGAGGTTGCCAGAAAATTGGTTTCCAATCATATTATCGCTCAAATTAGGAGTAAAGCCCGAATCAACAGGTCCTCCTTTATTTCCCATGTAATGATTCGTTCCTCTCATTTTTTGCATTAAGATACCTAGAAGACCTGGATACTCTTCAGTAGGCTCATTATTAAAATTCATAGTTTAGTCCTACTTTAGCTCCGCCATGCTCATCAGTGCCAATAAAAGCGCTTCCTTTTGGGAAATTATACTTTAGCTTACCACCAGGGCCATCAAATGTAAATTTATCACCTTTGCCCCCTTTTTGTAGATAATGCCCTAATAATCCCGTAATTCCAAAGTTATCATAAGAATCTTTAAAATCTTTAGCAACACCAAACCCTTTCTTCATTCTACCTAGAAGACTATCAGGCTTTGCAGAGTAAGGATTATGTCTTCCTCTTAAATTTCTATTCATATTTACAGATGGCAGGTTCATTGCCTCTGTGCCATTAAATACTGTTTTTAAGCTACTCACCTTTCAAAGCCTTTCTCTTTTGTTTCTTTAAATTACGCCTATAAGCCCTTAAATTGGCATTCTGACGCTTCCTTAATTGTTTTCTATGTTTCGCTTTCCTGTTAGGCATTTAGTACATAATATACAACATTATATTACAATTCCAAAAAAATAAAATAAAAAATACTGATAGCCTAGTCTAATTGCTGTTGTTTATCTAATAATTCTGTAATTAGTTAGGTTTAAACTTAGACTAAGTACCTAGCCTTATACCTAGCCTTATACCTACTCTAAGCTTTTAAAAATAATCAAAAAAATAACATATGCAAGAACTTTCTGAATAAATAGACAAATACAGGGCATTTGGAAAAAATATCACGAGAATGGGTGTGTGAGAAATACCCACTGCGCGTCCCGCCCGATTCTACGGCTATAGGGGGTAGTTTTCGTTGAAGCCGTAGTCTCAGGTTCGGGACCACGCGACTGACTACCCACTCACACTTTGCAAGCAAAGTTTGCATTCATTAATACTCTAATGAATTTACAATAACAATAACCGAGACAAGTCTCAGGAGATATTATTATGGATAAATTAATCACGTATGTCAAGTCATGCATTAAAGCTAAGTACCTTGTACCTAACCAATTTGTTGGTCGAGATAGAGGATGTTCCATCCTCAACATCGACACTTCCAAATTTGATTTGGACAAGGCACTGTCGCTTCTACCGCAAGATAAACGCGATGCTGGCGTTACGGTTTTACTCTTTGAAGCAGGCTTCAATGAGAAAACTCGTAAGCCATTCAACGCGAGTATCTTTGTCGGCACACCGAATGCTAAAGACGATTCGCACATAGCTGCCGCTATGGGCAATGTCTAAGCATTAGGCTTAGCGACACTAGCTCCGCACACTTCGTGTGGGGCTAGGCTCTGCGATGTTTTATTTTAAATTGGTAATGGTAATAGCGCGTGTGAGCCCTTTATTTCGCGCGTATCATACACATACAACTAGATGTAGATAAGAGAATACATTAGATAAATAACAGATAAGGAGACATTATATGTCAACAGTTGAAAAGAAGTATTTAGGTGGTTTAGTAGTAACAGTATCTTCTCGCAAGAACCCTAAGCAGGTAAGAGAAGTATATACAGTTAGCAGCTTGAAGGAGGCTGTTAAGCTAGCAGTTAAGAGGGCTTGATGTTTAAGCCTTATAAGTTTACACCTGCTTGGAGAAGGCAACAATGGGTTGATTGGGCTAGTTCACGCTGGCCTAATCAGCCTGTGTCTAAATTCAATAAGATGAGTGTAAAACAGCTGATAGCAATATATCATAGTGTTTAAATAGGTAGAGGTAAATAAGGTGTTAATATCCAAGCCCCGATGT